CACTCTTGCAAGTGTCAAATACGCGTGAGCTTGCAATAAGTCTTGTGAATTGTGAATATCATCTTCATCAACTCCATCAGGAATAATTAAATCCCTGACATACTTAGCAAGCTCTTCTAAAGATGCTTCAATTTGATCTTCAAATCCATTCGCTCTTCTTGGTGCTAAATCAGCTGCATGAGGGAAGATTGAGCAAAATTTATTATGATCCAAACCCGTTTCAAATGGTCTTTCAACAACCTTCAAAATTCCCTTTTCAACCTTGTTAATTGATTGACCCCCAAGGCTTTGAACATATTCAATAGTAAATGCGATATTGCCTTTATCAGCCGTTATATTTGCTGATGATGCTAAATAAGTCCAGCAAGCAAATTGAATGGTTGCATTAGAAGAAAAGCTTATATCTCTAGGCAATGGATCACCAATTATTAAACTACTACCAATAATGCGAACTGGCTTAATCGAGAAATAATCATCTCCATCAGTTAATAAGAAGGCCTGATTTTGATAAGGCTTTAGGCTGGAGGCTGAAGATGTCAAAGTCAATGTTCTTCGATCATTTGCGATTGCATTTGCAATAATAGAAGCTCTTCCTTCAGTCATAGAAGAAGTAATATCACCAGCTTCTAAATGAAAAGTAATTGTTGGATTCCCAGTTATTGCATTAGGTGCTTGCCAAATGAAATTATGGTTTTTGCCTTTTTGCGCTTTTCTCATATTGTCAAATCCTTTATATCGCTATCGCTTGTTTGCTCTAAATTCATAACCTTAATAAAGCCTTTACTGACTGGACTCCAAGAATGTCTACAATTATAACCACCTCCAACCGTTAAAACTGGTCCAGCTCCTTGACCATTATTTAATCGGTTGATTTGTGATTTGCTCAATACTTTTCCTACAAGCCTTCTACAAAATGGCCTTGTGATTCCATCCTTTGGGCCTACATATAAGAACATATCAATCTTAGCTTGTTCAGCATTAACCGCCTGAACTGATCTACCAAATTCGGCGATTTTCAGCCTTGCTTGTGTTGTATTCCTACCAACCGATTTTTGAAATTCTTGTGCTAAAGCGTCTAACGGTGCTTTAGTTGATCCAATAACCAAAGCTGAATTAACGGCGTTTTTGATAGACTTGCTTAAATCAGGAAGTATTGAATCATCAAAAACGGAAGCTGAAGTTCTTTGAATGGTTGATGATATAACATTTATATCACCTATAACAAAGCTGGGATCAATTGCTTTCATTGCTTCATTGGTTAATTGAACAATGTCTAATTGTGCTTGCTCAAAATATTGTATTGAATCGCCTAAGCCTTCAGCGATCAAAAAATTCTTCAATTCAAGAGGACTCATATTAATCAATATTTCTCCTCTTCCTTCTTTAATCAATCTAGCAATTGCTTCTTGAAGCCTTTTAGTTGATCTAGTCAATGTTCTTTCAAATTCTTGAGCTACATTGACTTCTTTTCTCAATATATCCAGCCTTGATTTCAATAAGGCCTTCATATCAGGATTGGTTTCATTTTGTACTTGTTTTTTTAAGTCATCAATTGCTTCTTGATCAGCATCCTTTTCAGCTAAGGAGACATGATGAGAAGAATGATTGTTACAAAAAACACAAAACATAGAAAGCCAATCAGGTCAAGCATTAAGCTAAACAATCAGTTAAGAGGAAGCCATAGTTTTGAGCAATGATCTTATCTTGTTGTTGATGCTGAAGCCATACGCTTCTTCTTGTCTTATCAAGATCATCATAGGTTTCGCTTGTATAGCCTTCATACTCAAAGCATAAAGCGGCCACTGGCATGACCTTAGTACCATTCTTATTAACAACGGCGTCTGATCCCTTCATGATACCAAGGAAAACACTATCATCAGTCCAAATTTGAGCTTCGCTTGAGGTTAAGCCAGCATTAGCGGTTTCTCTTCTTGCACTACCAACAAAAACATTGGGAATTCCTAAGACATCTTGAAGAACACTAACAACCATGTCATTTTTCATTAAACGATTGCCTGCTGCGGTACCAGTTGCATCAGCGGTAAAGAAGCCTCGAACTTCTGGATTTCTTGCCAATGCTCTCATAGCACCATAACCAAGAACCAAGGTATCTGGAAGAATACCATGTGCATTAGCTCTAATGACATCGATCAAAGCATGAAGATCAGTTAATGGTTCAGCTCCTGAAGCATTCCACTGAGTACCATTAGAACCATTGGCCAAAGAAGCTAAAGTAGAGGTATAAGAACCCCAATTTCCAGCACTAAAAAGAAGATCAGCAAGTCTTTGCTCTCTCTTCAAAATCAAAGCACGTTGAACTTTTCTAAAGCTTCTTTGTTCTTCATTACCAGGATATTGAGAGTTCTTAATGTCTTCCATAGCAATGGAATCTTGAAAAGAATAAATCTTGGTGCTAAATGTAGTGCTGGAGCGATCAAAATTACCAATTGCTTGACGCTTAGAGCCTGGAGCTCTTTCAGGATTAACATCAGGGGCCCCCATGAAGTTTCTTGTTTCTTCAATGAGTAAAGTGCCAGTAGTTCCAAGGCTGGAAACATCAACCTTCTCAATAACTTGATCAGCAATAAGTTGACTATCACTAGGAATAGCTTCAACGGCTAAGTTCTTGAGAATCTCTTGGACTGGATGAATATTTAAATATGATGGATTAGCCATTTATTATACTCCTAAACAAGGACTAAAGAGGATTTCGATTTGTTCACCATCAGAACCAGCGGTATTAACATCGTTTGCAAGATAGCGACCAGCTGCGATTTGTACTCCAGCACCGCCACTAGCATAAGCGTAAACTTTACCAGCTAAACCAGGCATAACAAAGTAATCAGTACCAGCGGTAATAGCTTCACCGGCAATAACACGAGTTAAACCAAGGATACAAACATTGGTAACTTCACCGCTTGATACTGATAGTTGGGAAACGCCGACTGGTACGTCGGTTGATGCTGTACAAGCTACAACTTTACCAGCATTGTTTAACTTTACCAGTTGAAAAGCGGTAATAGAACCACCAGCAATAAAAGACTTATAGATTGATTGATCATTGAAAGCCATTTGTTATACTCCAAAAAATGATTGATATTCGGTTGGGTTGTCTTTAATAAATAGATCAAGAGCTTGTGCGAATGTGATTCCTTTTTGCTTCTTGATTTCATCAACACGCTCTGAAAGACTCATAGGCTTAGCTGATGAGTTATGACCAACTTCACCAAGGTTAACGGCTTGGTTTGGCTTGCGTTCGCTAAACATATTCCAAAAAGAAGCATCTTTGTCTTTTAGATCAAAGGCTTTTTCACAAACGGCTTTTTCAGCTGGTGAAATCTTGCCAGTGTTCAACAAAGCATCGATAGCGTTTTTGCGTTCAGCATGATGCTTCTCTTGAGAGAGTCGATTAACCTGATCATTTAAAGCGGTGATCTTAGAGCTCATTTCATTTAGAAGCTTTTGAGATGTTTCACTCATTGCCTTATATTTATCTTCCTTCATTTCAGAAGCTTTATCTTCAGCTTTTTTATCTTCAGCTAAAAGGCTATCTTCACTTTGGGAAGCTTCCATTTCGGCTTCATAGGCTTGTAGTTTAGCTTCGAGTTGCTTAACTAAAGCATCTTTTTCTAGTACTAAATTCACCAGTTCTTCAGGTGACTTTTGCATTAGTTCTTGTTGATCCATGTTTACATTCTCCGATAAAAGGATTCTATCAATTTTACTTTGTGCTTGTGCTGGTCTAGGAGTTAAAGTAATCGCCAATAATTGAGCATTGCCAATCTTATCGCCTCCATCTTTTGCATAGACTGGACCAAGAATAAATTCTGGACTACTCCATAAATTTCCCTCGGACTCTTCAACAATCTTAGCACCTTTAGACGTATATAAAGGATAGGCATAAAGGCCATTATTTTTAATTTCTAAATCAGCAATTTGACCAAATGCAATACCAGCTTCAGGGCTGGCTATTTGATTTGAAAAAATAGATGTTGCATGATTCCAATCAATTATGACTGGATCAATTTCTTTTCTTTCATAAAAGACTCTTACCATTTCTTGAAGGTCTTCCATGTTAATTATCCCAATCTCTGAACCATCCATTCTTGAGTTGACTTTACCTAAAGCCAATGTCAAAAATGGCTTGCCTTTAATAAGCTCTTTGGGCTGATTTTCAATTGGCATTGATTCACCCAGTACGTTAAGAGATTCATCAGCTTTATCCATCTGATTGACAATCTTTTTTGCCCAAGTATAGCCCTCATCACCGCCCCAACCATCCCACGCTTGGCGACCTTTACCATAATCCCCCCATGTTGAGCCTTGTTTATCAACTTCATGCCTAGTAAAATATGCAAGCATTCGCCTAATAGTATCAGGCGATAATTGTTTTGCATTGATTAAATCTCTAGCTCTTGCAATCCCTATAGGAGTCATCCCCCTTTGAGAAGCTGGCTTCTTTGCTCTATTATCTAACGCTCTTTGAGCATTCACTTGAACGCCCTTTGGAGGAGTAAAATCAATATGAGAGTATTTATCAGGAATAGCAAGATTCATCGAATCAACATTATTTTTGATGATCCTATTGATTACTTTTTTTTCAAATTGACTCATTGGCTAAACCCCTTAATTTTTCTCTCATTGCCAGGGCTGGATTTTGAGATATTTGTCTATCTTGACTAGTTCTTGTTGCATCAATTGGAAGCTCACCAGCCCCAATTCTTTGACGAATAGCACGCTCCAAATTATCATCAGGCGTTAATAATTGACTTTGAACAAGTGCTGGAAGTGAATTTAAAGCATCGCTCAATTCATCATTATCTAATCCCATATGAACTAGCTTTGGTAGCTTTGTTGGTTCTATATTCCCATAATTCCAATTGATTAAACGCCCAACCGTTCCCCCTCCTCTTCTATCTTGACCGCTGATAGCACTTGCTACAAG